GGGGCGGCGTTGAACGGGTCGTGGAATCCGTACAGGCCAAAATAGACATCATCTTCCTGGGTGCCCTCTCGAACAAAGGGGTATTTTCATTCACTCAGGAAAACAACCCCGAAGGAGGTGTGCGAGGCAATATCGACTATGGCATGCCGCAAGAAAACATCGCCACAGCAGATACACAGTGGACGGAGGGCAACATCGACACGGTCGATGTATTCGAGGATATCCAAGGCGTTGTCGATGCAGCTCAGGAGAAGGTGACCTTCGACCGCATCCTTCTGGATCAAAAGCGGCTTTCGTACATCCTGCGCAGCAAGAAGATGAAGCAGGTTATTTTCGGCACGGACAAATCATCGTCGCCACTTCTGCTGGCCAACCTAAACGAGTTTATGCGATCGAACGGGTTGCCCGTATTCGAGGTGATCCGACGGATGACGCGCATTCAGGACAATGGCAAGATCCGCGAATACAAACCGTGGAATGACAAGAGCCTCGTATTCGTGCCGGAGGGTCGTCTCGGCGTCATCAAAAACGCTTACGCGGATAACGAACTTCGCCCCGAGCCGGGAGTTGCCTACTCCAACTACGGACGCATCCGCATCTCGCAGTGGGGCAAAGGCGAGACGGACAACTCGAACGGCGTGGAGTTTACGAAAGCACAATCTATTTCGCTGCCCGTCATTACCGAGATCAACGGTATTTACTCGCTGAGTGTAGAATCGTAGAAGTGCATGACGGTAGCAGAATGCATACATCAGGAGTTCAGCATGGTCGGAACCATCTCCGACTATGGTGTTCGCCGCTTCGCCAGGGAATGGGGATACGATCCCAACTCCCTGGCGGGTAGCGACCATCAGCAACAACTAATCGCCAAGCGCGTATCTGAGTTCATCGACAGCCTGATAATGCACCCTCTGTCGGTAAGCGAAAACGGGCATTCGGCGTCCTGGTCTGAAAGCGCCATGAAGCAACGGGCACAACTGATGCTTCGGCAATATGGCATCACGCCCGGCGAAGAATTGAGCAGCTCTATTGGCCTGTCCTCGATAAAGGATGCTTCGAACTTGTGGTAATATGTATTTCGCGCCCCACATACTCTATTTGAGGATCGATCCTCCCAAACAATACGACGAACTGGGACGTCCGATAGCTATGTCCGAAAATGATGCATGGCAGGAAATAGGTGATTGTCGTTGCGACGACGACACAACCGTCCGCCTTGTATCAGAGAACGGGGAGGTGCGCCAATCGAAATACCACATCGTCTACGAAGGGAGAGGAGTACCCAAAGGAGGGTACGTGAAATGCATTGACAAGGCGACCGGCACAGTACGGGGCGAAGGCTCTGTGGCAATAGCCAAGGTAAACAACTATTTCAACGCTTCAGACCTTTGGATATGATTACAACGGGAGACGCGCGCAACATACTGTTCTCGGCGTGTAAGGGGGTTGGGATAAAGGACATGCACACTTCATGGGCTATCCCCGAGGGGAAAGTCAATAGAGAGCGTATCGTCGTCATCACACCACCCGAGCAGACGTCGGACACGTATTGGGAAAATTGCTTTGTTGCTGTAAACCTGTGCGTCCCGGACATCAAGGGAGAAGCGAACCTAAAACGGCTGGACGAACTCGAACGGGCAGCCAAGGCGAGATTCAAAGAATGGACATACGGTACTTATGACGGATCCGCATACAGGTACAGGTATGAGAATATCGGCCGCGAAGAAGATGTGAACCTCGGATGCCACTATATCTACATCAGAGTACTATTCAGAGTATTAAACATTAAAAACAACTAAAACAATGGCAAAAGTAATAGCAGTAGGAATCAAGAAGCTGTATTATGCAGACCCCGCGAAGGTCACAGGAGATCTTACGGGTACCCTTCTGGCAACCATCATTAAAGATGTCAGCACGAAACAGGTGGAGAACATCCACCAAGACACATGGAGCATCGAAGAGGAGGAGCCGTCTACGACGGAGTACAGGAATCAACTCACCAATGGCGTATATCGCCAAGACACCGAAATGGGTAACATTCAGATGTCGTTTACCATCGGGCAATACGACTATGAAACCAAGGCGGCTTTCATGGGCGGCACGGGGTCGGAGACGTCATGGAAACGTGCGAGAGGCGTCACGCGCATTGAAAAATGCATGATCGCCCTGACGGAAGACAACCAGTATTGCGTCTTTCCGAAGGCCTCGGTTATCGCCCGTAACACCAATAATGAGGGAGCCGTAGGTATCGGTGTAGCAGCTGCTGCCCTGGAACCAGACAACACGGCGGTCTCGTCGGAATATTGGTTCGATTCTTCGGAGGTGAACGTCGAATAAGAACCTCCAAGCCATCAGCAGTCCAGGGGTGGGAGGCGTGTGCCCCTCACCCCTATTTCTTAAAATCAATCTTATGAAATTGGAGTTTATCAGTATCCGCATCGCATCGAAGGGATACACTGTATACAAGATGTCCCCCATGACGGCAACGCGCATCATGACAGTGCGGGATGTCAACAAAGATCCGGACGAGAGTAAGGCATGTATATCGGCGATGGCGCATAGTATAGCCTTGGCGGTTGTCGGCAGCCGCAACATATTCGCGGGTGTCAGGGTGTGGTTTTTACGCCGCAGATTCATGAAGCGGGGCACATTCAACGAGTTGTTCGACTGTTACCAGAAAATACTGCTGATGATACCCCTTGAGGATATTGCCTCGGTTGCAGCCGTAATGGAGGGATTGTCCGCAACAATATCCAAAGACCATGAGTAAATCGGCGGATATTGTCGCCAGGTCATTGCTGAATACGCATCATGTGTCGGTAAAGCTCGGGGTGCTGAAATTCCGGGTATACCAACCGTTCGTGAAGGATTTGGCAAGGGCATTCGCCGGAGGGAAAATAGACGTTTCGATCTCCGGAAGGCAAAAATATTCCATGGAAACAATATCCAAGCTGCTTTTTCGGCGCTCATGGTGCCAAAAACTATTCCTGTGGTACGCCAAGCGGTATGCCACCTGTGAAGAGATTTCCGCCGCGACCATGAAAATAGCCGACATCGTATCGGGCAAAGACTTGTTCGATTCGGTGAAGATCGACAAAACACGCCGGAAAACAGTGTCTGAAACCGTCGGGAATAATACGATAACGGGCATTATTGCAACGATGATGGATCAATTGAACATCTCCTACAACGAAGCCTTCCAAGGCATAAACTACCCTACCATGCTACTCATGATGACCGACAAGGTGCGCACGCTCGTAGGGGACGAGGAAAAAATAGTGCGGGGATCGGGCGCCGATATGGCCCGGAGAAGAAACAATAAGAAAAGAGGCAATAAAGAGCAGCAATGAGCGCATTATCATTCAAAATAAACGCGGAAACCGATAAACTCAAGAGTTTTATTACCATGCTTGAGCGGTTGCGGCAGGTACTGGCCGAAATCCCGGACAGTACAAAGGAATTCGACGTCATAAACCGTAAAATTGGCGAGATGGAGGCGCGTGTCGAGCAGACAATGCGCAAGATCGCCCAGATGGAGCAGCAGGCAATGGATGCGGCGTCCAAGGCTGCCGCATCGGCCACGACCGGAACTGCTGGCGACGGTTCTACGGCAGGAACAGCGGCTACCCAGGCCGAAACTGCGGCATACCATGACCTGCTTGGTGAGCTGAAAGCCGCTAACGACGAAAAAATAAAGGCAATAGCTCAAATTAGGCTATATTCAAATGAGATCGCACGATTAAAAGCGGATGTCACCGCGCTCAATAAGGAAGAGCAGCAGAACGGGCAATTGTCTGCAAAGAAAAGGGCGCAAGTATTGGACGCTGCCGTATCTATCGAGGAATACAAGCAGGAAATATCCCAATTGAGGCGGGAGCTTGCCAACCAAATCAAATTGGAGCAGACCGCCATCGGCTCAATCAACGAAATGTCCCAGGCGCTTACCCGTATGCGTGCGGTGTATAAAAATATGAGCGCCGCGGATCGTGAGGGGGCGCAAGGGCAAACGATGCTTAAAAACATCGAATCGCTCGACACGAAGATCAAAGAACTGGATGCGTCGATGGGCGTCCATACTCGCAATGTCGGCAATTATGCCTCGGGATTCAATATGCTGGGATTCCAAATTCAGCAAGTTGCCCGCGAGTTGCCGTCACTGGCATATGGCCCGCAAATATTCTTTTCCGCCATATCCAACAACCTGCCGATGCTGGCCGATGAAATAGCACGGGCGAAGAAATCGGTTGATGAATTGAAGAAAGCCGGGCAAACCTTCACGCCCGTATGGAAACAGATAGCATCGTCGATCTTCTCCTGGCAAACCCTGCTTGTGGCCGGCGTAACCGTGCTTACCCTTTACGGCAAGGAGATAACCAACTGGGTAGCGTCGCTGTTCAAAGGTAAAACGACGATAGACGCCTCTGCCGCTGCACTCGAACGCTTTAATTCCGCTATGGCTCAAGGTTCGGTGTCGGCTCAATCCGAATTAACCAAATTGAATCTGCTGTATAGGGCTGCGACAGACCTTTCCAAGCCCTATGAAGAAAGAGCCGAAGCGGTCAAAAAACTGCAAGACATATACCCCGCTTACTTCGGCAATATGGCTGCGGAACAGGTTATGGTCGGGAATGCTGTCGGTGCTTATGAAAACCTGCGCGACGCAATTATCGAGGTCGCAGAGGCGAAGGCTGCCCAAGAACTTATTACAGAGGACAAAAAGAGTATAGCACGCATCAAAAAAACAGGGAATGCCTATACCAATTATTCTAATGCACTGAAAGAGTACAGAAAAGAATATGATAAGGCAATACAGACATACATGGATTTGGGTCAGGGTGGCCAAAGCGCTATTTGGGGTGCTAAAACTTTTGCAGAGGCTAAAACAAACATAACCCAATTCCGGAAAGAATTTATTAGCGCACTATCGAAGCTTGGTGAGGAAGGGAATACTATATGGAAGCGCATTAATGAAGATTATGAAGGTGATGTAGATGCATTTATCACGGCAATAAATGTCGGCATCGAAAAATTGACCCCCGCAGCAGAAAAGCTGTACACCGCCTTAACGCCGGATGAACTTAATGCAAAGGCGGAAAAAGCCCGCCAAGAGGCCGAAAGCGCAGCAAAAAAAGCCGCATCCGATCAAGAGCGCAATCTAAAGGAGCTCACCAAGCAATTGCAAAAGCTCCGGGACGATGCATTGCAGGCGGAGGTAGATTCCATGAAGGACGGCACGGCCAAGAAACTTGCGCAAATAGACCTCGACTATCAGAAACGTGCCCGAGCCATACAAGAAGCCGAAAAAAAGCTGCTTGAGTTACAAGAAAAGGAAATTGATGCCCAATATAAAAATGATACTTCGTCTGAACGATTCCTCGCCGGACAGCAGATGATTGCGCAGTACAAAGGGAATGTAAATCATTTGGCGCGCCCACTTGTTAAAGCGGCGGAATTGGTAAAAAAAGGCTGGGAAGATGCCGGAGAGGGTATTGCCACCGTTTTCAGCAGCCAATATGGTATTTTGGATGCCAAGGGAAAGGTGACTGAGATTTTAGTCACCCCAATCCTGCCTAATGGGGACATTTTGTCTCCACAGGAATTGGATGATTACATACACTCAAAACTTGAAGGAGCTCAGAATATTCTTGCCGCAGACACCAAAGGTTTAGTTATCGCAGTCAACGTGGCTGCCGATGGGTCTGCCGGCGAAAAATATCATGACCTTCAAAAGGTATATTATGCTGACAATATCAAAGCGGCTGAAGGTGTTAGAATATACACGGAAGCCTTGAAAGAGGCAAATGAAGAACAGCGGAATAAAGAACGTGGAACCGCTTTATTGGTGGGGCAAATTGGTCATGCCGAACTTTCAGCGCAATTCGACGAAGAAATTCAATCTTGGGATGAATATCTGCAAAAATATGGAACCTTCCGGGAAAAACTGCAAGCTACAAAAGACATTTACGACCGTAAAATCGAAAAGGCTGGTAGCATTGGAGAACGGAAGGCACTTGAAGCCGAGCGAGATGCAGCAGTAGCAGAAATTGAAGTACAAGCCGGGCAATGGGTACGAGAATTGACAGGCAAGACCATGGATGAATTATCCGCCCTGAAAGCAGAGCTGGAGGCATCGCTACAAGCACTGGAATCCGAATATAATGCCCTCGATTCATCAGATAGTGCCCAAGGACAGAAATTGCGCGGTGAGATCAATCAGACGCAAGCAAAAATTAATGCAGTAGATAAAGCTGCTTCGAGTACAAAATTAGCCCCCAAAGATAATGCGATCAAGAAATGGCAGCGATTAGAGAGGACACTCGGTGATATTGCAGATGGATTCGAGGGTATTGGTGATGCCGTTGGGGGCACTACCGGCGAAGTCATTAGTGCGGCGGGCGAAATTGCAACTAATGCAGCCAGTATGATTAGCAGCATTGTCACTCTTACTGAATCGTCGGCGGCAGCTATTACAACGACATCAACAACCGCTGCCAGTGCGATCAAAGCTGTTGAGAGAGCATCCGTTATTCTTGCTATCATTCAAGCGGTATTGACAATAGCAACTAAAATAGCCAGCCTATTTAATAATGATGATGAAAAACAAGCGGAAATAGACCGACTGCAAGGTAGAATTGAGCAACTGCAATGGGAATTGGATAATGCCAATGCAATTCGGCTCCAGGAAAATTCTTTTAATGCTATTCAGAAGGTAAAAGACGCTTACAATGATGCGACGAAAGCGATAGTGAGCGCATACGGAAAACTAAGCCCCTTCGGGGAAGCCATCGTTAAGCGAATCAACGCGGCTAAAATAGAAGAAAAGGCAATCAAAAGTATAGCAGATGCCTATTCAAACCTTAAATATACAGACAGCAATCTTCTGGGGGAAAATAAGTTTAGTGATACCCGAGATAAACTTAACAATCTTGCAGAACAGCAGTTGTTGCTTCAAAAGCAGATTAATGCAGAGAACGACAAGAAAAAAACGGACAAATCAAAGATAAAAGAATGGGAACGTCAAATTCAAGAACTTGGAGAAGAAGCTGCTGAAATAATAAATGAGGTTGTAGAAACTATTATCGGCGGCACGGCAGAAGATATTGCAAAAGAGCTTGGCGATGCCTTCATAGAAGCGTTTTTAGAAGGTGAGAACGCCGCTAAGGCCTGGGGTGAAAAGGTAGACGAAATTGTTGCTGACATCATGAAACAAATGTTAGTCAGCAAATTTGTTGAAGAACGTATCGGAGATATTTTTGACCAGTATAAATCCAAATGGTTCAAGGATGGAGTTTTTGTCGGGATTGATGGTGTGATTGATTCGATGGGAAACTTTGCCGACGATCTCAACAAAGTTGGTGAGGAATTTCAAGCTATTTGGGACAGCCTTCCCGCTGAAACAAAAGAATTACTTGGGAATGCTGGCGCAGC